AGCATATAAAACCCCCAATTGCAAAGTAAATTACTCTTAAACAATGTTCGCTTACAAAGGTTTGAACTGTGTTTTCCAAAGCTATAAACAAAGTCTCTTGTTTTACAAAAATTATCTCAAATTAAACGATGGCGGAAGCAAAGAAGTGGGTGTGGCTCAGCAGGGTCACCAGTATACTAGGATGACTGGCGAGGCTAATATGGCACAAGGCCATACAGTGGATCCTATATCTGAGCAAGAAGGGAAGCGTGGTATAACTGCAGCGCTAGCCACTGGTACAATATACGGTATGGCTCAAACTGTTGTGGACGCAGGACGGCAACAATCGTTTTTCGGACTTAACCGAGAGTGTGTGAACCGAGACGGTTTTCCAAACTCCACCCTAGTTGCAAAGTATTTACGTGAAACAGCGCCTAGCGTAGATATCAAAGAGCAACGGATTAATCTGTTCCAGGACGTCATGCTGGCTGGCGACTTTTATGACAATGCTACATCACTTATCGCTGTCATTTTAATTAAGATCCACAGAGCTAGGATGTCAAAGCGCTTAGCCACATTTAATCACACTCTCCGGTTCCGGTTAGCAGACGTGATTGCCTGGGCACGGATCCCAGATGCAAGGCAGCAGTGGGATACTCTCAAAACCATGGTTAGATCAGGACCAACAGCCTGTGGTGTCGCAGATTCAGATTCTAACCTCTCTAGCATTAAGCGGGCGCTGTTAGACAGAGTAGATGGTGTCGAGCCAAACGTTGACTTAAATACCTCAATAACTTATAATGTCAAGGTCTGGAAAATGTATGAGTATAATGACGGACACAGTCGATCTGGCGACCACTTTGGTGATCATTTTGACTTTATTAATGGTAGGTATATTGTACCGCAGAACATTAACCATGCTCCCGAGACGAATGATATGAACGTCACCTTCATGCCAAGTGAAGTGCCCAGAGATGATAATGCCATCAAACACTTAAAGCAATTTAAGTATTGGGTAAATACAAGTAACTTGACTGAAAAGGAGTGTACAGTCCTCTTGTATTGTTTGAAAGGTAATGTTAGAATGTCCCCTTTGCTTATTGACCAAAACATAGATTTCGGGCTCACACCGAACTCGGTGGTATTTGTGGGACCCGAGGTAAACGTGCTTAACTCAACGACCTACGATGACAACGATTTATTGGTTTTGTTACACAAACTATGTACGACCCATAGATGGCATGAAGACGCACTTAATGCCGCTAAATTGCTCCGCCCATGGTACTGTCAACCATCCACTGAGACGGTAGAAGCTCATTGGTGGACTCATATACACAGGGTGTGTCGGCTACCTTCTCTCGGGCTAAAACGTGCTTCTATCCCGTGTTTACTGTTAGGAGATGCCGTCTGTACGTCTGTTGAGGCTATCCGTGAATACGATGGTATAGTCAACTCAAACGATGGTTGTGTCGTTGATTCACTACTATATAATACTGCTTGGTATTGGGGCGAATATATGATGATCATGAATGCAAAAAACGTTCGTGAATTGTTAAAAAACATGCGCCTCAATATCAGAGATGAACTTGACGTCGCTACCCGCGCAAATATCCTAGTAAGCGCCATATTAGGACAAGAAGTACCATTGTGTTCCTATCAGCATTGTTACACATTCATCAAGGGCGGTATTGATGGGCATAAGACGAAACATGTGCCTATTGGGCATGTCCAGATTGATCACCTTGAAGAGTACGGCTACGCCGAACGTGGTGAAGACGTCCTGTTTAACTCAATGGTAGCACCAGGATGTGTAGCTATGTTGTGTGGCAGGGCCGGCAGTCTATTGGACGGCACACCTTACCATGCTACTTTCAAGATCAACCCAATGATTAACGAATTTGACGATGGCCACACTTATCGTACGATGAACTACGGTGATCTCTGGGCCTATGGGGTTGTGGCTAGATGGCAAGGTCATAACGTCCGATATAAGCACCCACTGAACCTAGGATCACATAGGATTTATGCTGCCAATAACGTTAGTGTAGCCATGCCACCTACGACCCCATGTAAATTGAGAAGACCGGAGAACTATCGATTTGTTGGTGTAGAACGTAGAGATAAATGCTGGGGCTCCGACTTTAGCCACAGGTTATACCAGGAACAAGTGTTTACTTGGAGCGTGATTAGATTTGAGGTACTATCGGAACCCGAGTGGCTGGCTGAGGTCGTCGTCAGGGAGGACCTCATGCCTAACTTACCGAAATACTACACTACAGCTGCGGATATCGTCGCTAACACACTGGCGAGGCTAACTGCCCGGTACGATTTAGCGTTGGCGGGTTTTCACGTGGACACGATGATCGTTGGGATGCCGTTGAGAAACGATACACCAGCTGCCCCATTTCAGAATGGTGTCGACCAGATGGAGCAACCAAACGACGAACTACCACCCCAGGCAGACGGCGACTAGCAGAGCTAGAACATATACCCCGATGCCTGAAGAAGTCTGGAACTAATTCACTTGCATCATGTGCCTTTGATCAGGCTGATTATATACTATTAGACTTGCGTAAAGGTCATACTGGTGATGGTACTTTATGGAAGAAACTTAAAACTTTTGCAATACCGCTGGCGGCACAGTATTTCTCTTTACTGGACATCACTGCATATTACATTCATTCAAAAACTCATTTTCATTCGTTACGGGGTGCTGACTTGAGGTACATATCTAGGATCCAATATGGGCCGACACTATTTCCCTATGGGCCCGTTAACGATGCCGACATCCTCAACGAGGTGTTTATGACAAATCATCAATACACACATCTTGAAAATCTGAGACCCAGTACAATAATCGCTATCCTGCGAAAACACATTCCTTTGAATCACACTAAAGTGTCAGCTAAACATTTGAGACACGTGACAGTTAATGAACTTAATGCTCTTGATGAGAATTACGTATTACCTAAAATACAATTTCTCGAATACTTCATCAGCAGGCTGATAAATCACCCGGACTTCACAGAGGCCTTTTTCTCTGGCTTAGTAGTCTGGGTTCTTAATATGCCTCAAGAGGTCTACAATTTCATCAAGAAAAGTAAAGTATGGTACAAACCATATATTGATGTTCTTTCTTTCGCTAGTTATGTCAAGTCTAATGTCACATTACGACTAAAAGCTCTACAAAACTGTCTCCAGATTGACTTGACTCCTTGTTTCGAGTTCGAAGTGTTAGTTAATAGGGGATTGGGAACGGTAGACTGGGCGGCAGAGAAGGACCACCGTATTAAGCCCAACGTATGTAATATTTCTGATGACGTCGTTTACAGGAAATGTGGTGAACTGTTTTCTCGACTGTTACGTAATGGTCATAAACCTACTAAGAAAAAATGGGACAATCATTGGAAGATGAGATGGAAGTGGGCCCCCGCAGGGACATTTTTCAGTCAGTACCAAGAAGATGACGAGTTTAAGGCTGCAGACAGTACCCTGCGCAATAAGATCTTTGCTATGAGTAGGATGCCCCACTACCCGATAGACCACTTCCTTAGTCGTAATCCCGAAGTGCAAGCTAAGGCTATGACGAAATATGAATGGGGAAAGCAACGAGCTATATATGGCGTCGATAACACCTGTTTTGTACTGAGCCAATATGGCTTTGGTGACTGTGAGAACTTACTCAGCAACATATTTCCTATAGGTAAGAGTGCAACTACGGAGAACGTTGCTTCATCTGTACAGAACGTGATTAAGAATGGAGTACCATTTTGTTTTGACTTTGAAGATTTCAACTCTCAACATTCAACTCTCACTATGCAGATGGTCTTGCTTGCCTACCGTGATGTATTCTGTCCGTACCTCGACATCGACCAAGTAGCTGCTATCAATTGGCAGATTGCGGCGCTAGATGACGTTACTGTCTTAGACAAATTAGGGGGGAAGTACAAAGCAAAAGGAACCCTATTATCTGGATGGCGTATGACTACCTTTATAAACACAGTATTGAATAAAATATATATTGATGCCTGTTTGCAGGATCAGTTGGTGCCTACTTTACATAACGGCGACGACGTGTTAGCGGCAGTCACCAATCTATACCAAGTACAGGTATTAATGCGTAATGCTGCATCCTTGAATATCAGATTTCAACCACAGAAATGTTTTTTAGGTGCGATAGCGGAGTTTTTGCGTGTAGACCATAAGCAAAAGAAAG